TTTCCTCTTCTAAGAATTGCTTGCGATGTGACTCTCCAAAATCATACATGTTGTTCATCTCCATTATAAGCGACATGATAAGGCATCACGTACTCGTTAACGACATCACCTTGACCATCAATAGCAGTGATGATAAAGCCCTCATCCTCTTGGCGTACGATAACGTATCCTCCGGTATTAACAATGCTACCTTCATCGTCTTGCTGATCAAAATTAATCACCAATGAACCATCATCTAATTGGTCACCACTCATTATGTTTTCTACCATTTTATTCTCCCACTTTGTAAGCGTATTTGACAATCGAACGTGAACCACAACAACTCGAGTGAGCATCATGTGCGACGCCATCGATAACAGCGAAGGCATGCCCTCTTTTGATAACAACGTACTTTCCCTTCGGGTGAGTCTTAATAAAACTTGCAAGGGTTTCACGTCTTATCGTATGACTTGCGACAATTTTCATATTGTTTTTAGTGACATCAATTAAAACAGCTATTAACGTGGCTAAAGTAACCCCTTTACCTGTACGCCGTCCATGCTTAGCAAAAACCTCGTGCACGTCTTGATAAGGTTTATTAATTGCGAGACTGGTAGCTCTCACAGTGCAGTCATTAGACTCTTGCATTATAGTACGTGGATTACTGCTAATGAATTGCATTATAGTACCTCCTTTTTATTTAATATCTTATCGCTTAGTCTAATGAAATCAGCATTGCCCATTTCAGTTATAAAATAATCTATCATCTCCGCGATATCGTTATGATATTTGTCCTTATCATCGAGAATAGTTTCGATCAGTTTATTGTGCATCTTATCTCTCACTTTAGAATCTAGCATTGGTAATTCATAGTACTCTTGTAATGTTTTCATTATATAACCCTCTTTTGTAAGTCAATAATCTCTTGCAATTCAGCTTCAATTTTATCTAGGTGAGCTAAGCCGTACTTTTTAGCGTCAGCAATGCTTAGCTTAATATCTCGCTCTCTTGCGAATAGTGACAATAATAACACTACTCTATCACGTGCTGAAAATTTATCCATGTTATGAGTTCCATAAACTTAAATTGTCGGCATGTATTTTACTATTAATTTCATTGGCTATGGTATCCGCTGAAATATCTTTTATCCATCCCCAACCGTACCATTTTCTATCGCTATTCATGTCTAAAGTCATACCGTTTTCACCCCAATATATTTCAATTAACGTGTGACCTTGCTTAACTCTATCGTATGCTTTTTTGAATATCTGATTTTTAGTAGGCTTTTTACCCTTAAATACTATTTCTTGTGCTATATGGTTCATTTATTTAACCTCCACAATCTCATGAACATCTGAATCAATATCGTATTCTCTCCAAGTGGTGAAATCTAAATCACCGTTTCGGGCGTCGGTTTCAATATCCTCTATTGACTCGGCTTCTATCTCCGCTTGATAGTATATTGTCGATGCAATTGTAACTATATATTTTTTCATTGTATTACCCCTTAACACTCATAATTTTAATTACTTTAGCCATTTTAACGCCATGTGCCTTGTAAGCAATAACACTCACGTCCTTATCATAACATGCCCTACATCCGTTGCATTTTCCCTCATGCTGATACGCCTTACACTCGAATGAACCTATTGGTAATGTATCGCTAAAAATAGTGGACGTTGTTTTACCTTCAATAATCTCACCCGTTACCGAGTCACTCGACAATCTAACAACAACATTGGGCAATGCTTGCATGTGATTAATGACTGATTCGTACTTTTTAAACTTATACATGCGAGTAGGTAACCAATGCTTTACCCAAGGCGTTGCAGTCATAACAGCTAGAATCTTTTCAGCGAGTCTAATATCGTACATGTCACCCGAATCGAACCAACGAAAATAGCGAGAGTTTTCCAACGCTTGCACCATGTCGTTTATCCATCCTTCACGTTGCCAGTCTTTCTTATTGAATTCTCTTGGGGCTTTCACATTGGGAAACCTGTAATTACCCGTTGTTGCATAGCACCCTTGACAAGCAGGTACTAGGTTGCCGTCCTTACCAAGTGAACCTTGGCAGGTTTCCAAGGCGTTAAGTGACCAAGATTGTATCCCGTCGAGTTTACTTGTTTTTGATAGTTTAATCATGTTATTCATCCCCGTTATTAAATTGCTCAACATAGCAATAATTCTTTTGGTAATCAGCAAAAATATGGGCTTGCTCTTTTGTATCAAATACTGCAACGGTTTCACCTAGTAAGTTAATAACCTCATATTGAATCATTTTAATCTACCTCAACAATTCTTACAATGAATCCATCATATAACACTTCTCCGCTTGCTTCAATTGCATCTTCAATTGTCGCATATGTATCGTATGCTTTCCAAGTGCCTTGCTCTTCAATCTTGTATTCAAGTATAAATTGATTCATTTTAAAACCCCATAACGTGCATGATATAAAAAGGTATTGCACCTGCTAAGGCACATAGTACTAATGTACCAATGTATTGTAAAGTGTTTTTAATCATAATCATCCCCTTAGTTAATATGTAATTCTACACCATCAAAACGATATTGCACTGGCGTATCTTTTGGCATGTCTTTAAAGTTGAATTGTACGTCAGCTTTCACTAATTGAATGTACATGCCATCATGATTGTTATATGCAACGTAACCAAAGACGGCTTTTGCCTTACGTACGTCACTTAGTAATGTCTTAACTGTATTCATTGAGTACCTCATTGCGTTGTCGATGATTGAATTATAGGCACTGTTTTGGCATTGTCAATAGTTTTTTAATATATTTTTAATTGTATTTATCTATGACTTTGTGAGTACTGATAGACAAAAACTATTGTGATTAATGGTATTAATAGTTGAGTACTTTGTAGGGTTATTTATACAATGATATCAATACGTTACAGTCTATATAATTATATATTGTTATTCAATAAACTATTGTCGGCTTAAGTGTTAGTGTTTAGCGTTGAGTCTATGTGAGTACTTGTATAGGGTGCATCATAGTCACTCACCCCTGCCAAAGTAACTCAATGAGTCTTCAACCCGTACGACAATCTACAAAGTTATAAACTATTGACTCATAAAGTGACGGGGGAGAGGGGGTGTGCGCGTAGTATATTTATATGATCCCTCATAAGCACCCAAAAAGGAAAAAGAGCAAGTACCTCTAAAAGCTCTTTAAACGCTCTCTATTGAGTTTTATGAGTCTACCCTAGGTGAGGTATTACTTTATATTGATAATTGCTCTATGAGGCTGTAAAGAGGCTTACGGAGGATGGACACCGTGAGGCTAAGATGTTCACCGTAGGCTACCTTAGAGTAGATATACTATGTTAGTAGTCACTAACGTCTCTAACTCAGCTTCCCTATACCCAAGAACGTGGACACATAATGTACTACCTTGTGTCTACTATGTATCGTATACTACACATAACGGTCTATATGTATACAATAAGAAACAATTGTAAAGTTAAAAGCTATGACTATAAACTTAAAAGAAAATAAAGTTCATAAAGTACTTGACAAATCCATAAAAGTATGATATAATACTACTATAGAGCATAGAAGTAACTTAGTAAGTTATAACTATATTAATAATATAACTATATAAGTTAAACTTTAAAGCAACATCAAAGTAAACATTAGAGTTACTTTAGTAGTAACATTAAAGTAGATCTCCTCAAAGGAAAAAGATTGAAAGAAGAAGATAACATGGTGTCTATCAACATCAAAGACCCTGTCTTAGAACAGAACAAGCCACGACGAGGAAGACCTCCTAAGGCTCTCGTCGAGTCTAAGAAGCTAGGCAACAGAGGTAAAGTTGGTAGACCAGCAGGAGACGCTGCTAGGATTCAAGAGATGAAGGCAAGACTCTTGAGTACTACAGGTAACAAGGTTATTAATAAGATTGTGTCTATTGCTATGGACGACAATCATGCAGGACAGATGGCAGCATTGAAGATGTGTATGGATCGTGTCTTACCAACATCCCTGTTTGAGAAGGATGCTAAAGGTCAGAGGAATGCAGTAACGATTAACATCACAGGTATTGGTGAAGCTAAGGTAGAGCAAGCTGAAGTGATAGATAATGACTACGAGGACGTAGACTATAATGAATCTTAACTTTGAGTTACTCCCTTGGCAGAAGCAGGTGTACTCAGATGACACTCGCTTCAAAGTAATTGTAGCTGGACGACGTTGTGGAAAGTCAAGACTCTCTGCAGTATCTCTACTCGTAGAAGGTCTACGCTGTCCACAAGGTAGTGCAGTAATGTACGTAGCACCCACTCAAGGGCAAGCCCGACAGATTATCTGGGATCTCTTGATGGAACTCGGAAGAGAGGTGATCTCATCTAGCCACGTTAACAATATGGATATCACTCTAATCAATGGAGCTAAGATCTATGTTCGTGGTTCTGACCGTCCTGATACGCTACGTGGTGTAAGTTTAACGTACCTAGTATTGGACGAAGTAGCTGACATTAAAGCAGATACTTGGGAGAAGGTTCTAAGAGCTGCTCTGTCGGATAAGAAGGGTAAAGCATTATTTATTGGTACACCTAAAGGTCGTAACTGGTTCTACGATATGTACAACCTAGGTGAATCAGCAGAAGACGAGGAATGGAAGAGTTGGCACTTTACTACTAAAGACAACCCACTCATCGATCCTAAAGAGATTGACGGTGCAAAGAAGACTCTAAGTTCATTTGCATTTAAGCAGGAATACGAAGCAAGCTTTGACAATGCCGGTACTGATACCTTCAAAGAAGAATGGTTGAAGTTCGGTGAAGAACCTAACGATGGTAACTACTACATCGCTATTGACTTAGCAGGGTTTGAGAACTTGTCGATGAATGCTCAGGCTAAGAAGAGACTTGACCAGACTGCCATAGCAGTTGTTAAAGCTACTGAAGATGGTAAATGGTTTGTAAGAAAGATTGAACATGGTCGTTGGGATATTAAAGAGACTTGCCAACGCATTATAAAGAACATTAAGGCGTTCCAACCTGCTGGTGTAGGTATAGAACGAGGATCGTTAAAGAATGCAGTATTGCCCTATTTAAGCGATCTGATGAGGTCTAACAAT